AGCCTACGGAATCCTTCAGATGCACAGCATCATGATACAGGATTACAACAGGATCGCCAACGCTGACCTACAGCACGGGGATGCATTCAGCCCAGAGGTATCGCACTTCGTGTGCCGCACTGTCCTAATGCACTACCTGCAAGACATCGAGAACCCAACTCTCAAGCACATCGCCTTCATCTGGAATGGTGGAGGCGGTGCAAGGCATAGGGTCGAGCACCCTATTGATGACGCAAAGCAACGCAACCTAGAGATCTACTACGCAAAGGTACTCTCAGCATATAAAACACAAAGTAATAAATAATTATGGAGCACATGACAATACACACCTACCCGCACGGGATCGCTAACTCAATGGGGCAGGACGCATACGTCCAACGCCTTAATGACCTCAACAAGTTTGATGACTGCCTAGTCATTGACCTAGAGGAGGGAGACAAGTACTTCGCATACAAGCCAAAGCTACCGAAGCGTACAGCGCAGCAGATACTAGACTTCATACAGAAGAAGAACCTAGATATCTTCTTCATCAGAAACGTAGACGGGGACTGCAAGCAGATCGGCGTGTACTCAGCGGAGTCTCACATCGACACAGACGTGCGGACTAGTTCACTGGAAGATGCAATCAACTATATCATGGATATGGATACAGTTGAACTGTAAGTTAAAAATTGACAGGTCGTAAGGTGAGTCATTCAATCTATGGATGGCTCACTTCTATGACTGCAATGATACACTTGACTCCTTCCTGCTGGAAGATGTTACAACAGTAGCACAAGCCCGCAAGGTTCGTGCTGCTTACCCGTCCGTTACTACTATCCTTAGCATCTGCAAGGATGAGTTCCTAGATAGCATCTACAAGCCAAGCAAGATGGTCGAGCTAGGCAGGGAGAATCCTTACCTGCACTGGCGGGAAGTCGAACGCCTGTGCTACGGACTACGTCAGCACCCTGCCGATGGATCGGCAATACCTTCTTCCGAGTTTGGTACATCGGTGCACAAGCGCATCGAGGAGCTAGTACAAGCCAAGCTGCACGGGCACGACATCGGGGAGTCACCCTACCAAGAGTGGGCTGCACCTTTCCTTGAGTGGATCGAGGTCTGCGGGGTAAAGCCTATTGCCACCGAGTGCGTAGTAGCAGACAGGCTCCTAAAGATTGCAGGAAGCGTAGACTTCATTGGCTACGACAGCGAAGGTAAGCTATTTCTAGCGGACTACAAGTGCCGCACCAATACCAAAGGCAAGGCTAAGGTATACGACAAGGACTGCGAGCAGTTAGCCATCGAGGCATTCATCGTGCAGCGTCAGCACGGGCTGGAGTACACGCCAGAGTGCAGGTCAGTTATCATTGACTGCGAAACCAAGAAGCACTGGCACCACGTCTGGAATGCAAAGGACGTGAAGGCAGGCATCGTCAACGCCAAGCTAATGGCAAAACTTTTCTGGAACAAGAGAATGTAATTATGAAAGACATGCACCCTATAGACTGGGAGGAACTAAGAGACCTCCTGCACGACGAAGCAATTAAGTTCGATGACTGCGACTCAGCAGTCATAGGAATAGACGACAGGGGTTACCTCTGCTACAGCTACGAACTACTGATAGATGTCTTCGTCACTCGTGACGAAATGCAGTACGATGAAGCCGTCGAGTGGGTGGACTACAACATCCTTCCACTGTCTGCATACGGCAAGTTTACTATCGTGTACACTGACTACTAGTCGTGGTATTCCAGATACGATACAGGCAGAGGGATATGCCAGAGGGATTCATTAGCAGTGCAATCAAGCACGCTCACACAGCCGAGGCTGCTCTCAAACTTTTCGCACCCAAGAAGCCAGACAAGAATGGGTACACAACAACTAAGCGTAAGGCATACGTGCAAATCCTAAGCGTAAATGAAGTACCTACCAAGTAGTAAACTCAAGCAGTGGAGGCAGGACAACCTGCCCAGCAAGTGCCCGATCTTTAAGTGCAGGCTAATGGATGCAGTGGTCGATCACTGCCACAATACTGGACTGATACGAGGCGTACTACACAGGCAGAGCAACGCTTGGGCTGGTAAGATTGAAAACTCTTGGAAGAGATTCGGACAGAACAACTCAAAGGTCTCACTGCCAGATGCACTACGTGCCCTAGCAGACTACCTAGAGAATGCTAGGACAGACGTGATGCACCCAGTGGGGCTGACCCAGAAGTGCAAACGCTTTAGCAGACTGCCAAAGGCCAGACAGATTAAGATATTAATGCACATGAAATGCACAGAAAGTGAAGTTAATTCTTGTAAAAATGCAGCTGAACGCACACAGTATTTTCGTACTGCCTTCATCGGGCAGTGCACCTAAAACATAACACAAGGAACCAAAACATATGAACATACTACAGGAAATACAGTCGGAGCTAAAGGCTCCTAAAGGCCAGAAGAATAACTTCGGCAACTACTCATACCGATCAGCCGAGGACATCCTCACTGCCGTGAAGCCCCTGCTACAGAAGCACGAAGCAGCACTCGTATTGAGTGACGCACTAGTGGCACTGGAAGGACGCATCTTCGTTAAGTCTACAGCTACGCTGCACACGACTGGTTCGATTCCATACACCGCTGATGGATTCGCAGAGCACGCCGAAGAAAAGAAGGGAATGGATAAAGCACAGATCACTGGCTCGGCCTCCTCCTACGCACGTAAGTACGCTCTTAACGGCCTGCTATGCATCGACGATACCAAAGATCCCGATGCAACTAACACTCACGGGAAGGGCGAACCTTCCTACAAAAAGACAACACAAACCCTGGACGGGTTAATATAATGGAAAACAAAACATACGACAACAACAACAGTGGTGCACTCTTCCCTAACGACCGCAAGGAAAAGGAGAATCACCCTGACCTCACTGGCTCTGCCGTAGTAGACGGCAAGGAGTACTGGTTCAAGGGATGGAAGAAGTCCAGCAAAGCTGGTAAGGCATACCTCTCTGTTGCGTTTGATCTAAAGGAAGCAAAGCCCTATGATGCTGCGCCAGACGTAGTATCCTCTGGCATTGCACCAATGAACAACGACCCTATTAGCTTCTAAGCTATGCAGGAGTTTGATAAGGAGTGGTGGGAGAAATTCCGCCACGAAGAGGTTCGTTCCATTTTGGAACTGACCGCTGGCAAATGCTCGGACTACACAGGAGGCAAAAGCTGCGATAACCCCTTCGCAAACTTTGACGGCTCCTCCGAGTTTGGTGTGCACCCCTTGACTGGGGTGTGCATCAGAATGCAGGACAAATTCCAGAGAGCGAAAGCTTTCTGTAAGGACGGAAAGCTATCCGTGTGCACCGAAGGCGACCAAGCTAAAGACATCTTCCGAGATCTCATTGGCTATTCACTGATCGCACTAGGTATGCTCGAAAGACAATCACGCCAACCATAACACCTCAAACCGCCAGCTGCAGTCCGACCCTGTAGCTGGCCTTAGGGATTTACAAACTATGAAAAACTATGATAAACGCACACAGCTTACTAGACCCAGACACAGAACTACCTAACAATTTATCAGCAGAGATGGCACTCATTGCCTGCTGCTTAGTCGGAGACAATACAGATGCATACGACAGCATCGCTGGCATCGTGCAGGCATCCGACTTCTATGCACTACGGAACCAGTTTGCCTACCAAGCTATCGCAGACCTATCGGCGGCAGGCGAACCAATCGACGAGATCAACTTAGTCGAACGCCTAAAGGCTAACAATAGCCTTGATGAAGTCGGGGGTATCGCAGGTGTAATGGCACTCGCAGGTGCAGTCGATACACCATTCAGAGTACTCAACTACGCAGGCATCGTAAAGGAGAAGAGCAACCTACGCAGGATGCACAGGGCATACAAGCTCGCAGCCGAGCGCAGCGCATCAGAGCAAATGGATTCGTCCGAGATCCAAGGACAGATCGACAGCGAACTAAGTACAGTCAACAGCAGCAAGACAGGAGTAGAGCGGATCTCTAACTCAGTGGAACTACTACAGAAGGAGTTCCTTCAGATGCAAGAGGGCACGTACGTCAAGGACGTAGTACGGACGCACATCCCGCACCTAGATGAAAAGCTAGGTATGGGTGGCATCGGTGCAGGTGAAGTCTGCATCATTGCTGCACCTACATCCTGCGGCAAGTCAGCAGTGGCTATTAACATTGCACTACGTGCAAGTAAGATTGAGTCAGTGCCGTGCGCTATCTTCTCCTTTGAGATGCCACAGAAGCAAATCGCTAGGCGTATGATTCAGACACTCAGCGGAGTAAACCTACGGCAGATCGAGGAGAACGTAGCTACACCCGCAAAGGTTAAGGCAGTGCACGCAGCCAACAAGCTGCTGTCTAGCCTACCGATCTATACTGTGCACGCAGTCAAGGGTGCAGATGACCTAAGGAGCCAGATCAGACTACTGGTACGTACGCACGGAGTTAAGCTAGTGGTCATCGACTACCTGCAGCTGATCCCGTTCAGTAAGAACGTAGGCAAGACCGAGGGTATCTCATCCATCTCGCACAAGATAAAGCAGATAGCAGTGGAGCTAGAGATAGGCATCCTGCTGCTAGCACAAGTCAATCGGGAAGGTGCCAAGCGTGAAAGCGGACTGTCACTGTATGACCTGAAGGACTCTGGCGACATCGAGAATGATGCAGACGCAGTCATCCTTATGTGGCCCAAGAATGGGGACATCGAGTCAGCCAAGAAGGTTGACCCCGAAGGACCTTACACTGAGTTGCAATACTCAGTTGCAAAGAATCGAGAAGGCGAACGTGACGTTCGTGGAACCTTTAAACTATATCACTGCGTAGGAATTATAAAATAATGATCAATGAAACTAAACTAACTAACATCGTAGCCAAACAATTCGGTACTACAGCCAATGTAATCAGAGGGGACTCTCGCACTCGTCGGGCATCCTATGCCAGAGATGCACTGTCGTATGTAATGCACCTGCACGAGTGCACACACGAAGAGATCTCACTCCTCGTCAACAGGCACCGCACTAGCGTAACGAAAGGAATAGAACGAGTGCATCAGCGTATTCATTCAGAGGCACAGGACTGCATAGTCTACTGCGAGTTACTACAAAACATTTGCACCGAAGCAGGTGTACAAATCCAACGAAAACTGAAAGGAAACTATGAGCCTATCGAGGAAAATTAAACTAGCATACTGGCAGGCCGTATGCACAGGAAAGCCACACGGCACCCTTGATTCAATGCTATCGAAGGCACTGGATAAACTAGAAAAAGAAAATGTTGAACTCAGAAAGGTTAATTCCAGTTGTAAAGGAATCCTTGATAACTCACATTTATTTACA